AACATCTACACGTGAAAGGCCAACATCTGTCGACGCTATAGTGATAGCAGAAGCACCAGGTGTAACAGTTATACCAGCACCAGCCGTTATTGTAGATGTACCTAATTGACCGTTAGCGTCATGCGCCACAACAGTAGCAACTGAGCCTACATTTGTACCAACTATACCAGCTATAAAACATGTGTCTTGTTGGCTATCACCAGTTCCCTGTGTTCCTATACGAATTGTATTATTGTCTGTAGCAACACCGGAGTTAGATATGCATATATTATCGCTATCGGTTGTCGTTAGTGAAGACCCTGCACCACTACCAAGACACAAATTATACTGCGCAGATGTAACGCCTGGGCCACCTAGTGCCCCTGTTCCAATAGCTGTATTCCTTACACCTGCTGTAGCAAAAACCATTGCATTGTCGCCAATAGCAACATTAAAGCTGCCACCAACATTGTCTCTAATGGTTTGCCTTCCGACACCCATATTTGCTGATCCAGTTGTTGTATTTGTAAGGCTATCAACACCGATACAAGTGTTATTGTTTCCACTAGTTAGGGCGTCTAGCGCTCCTGGCCCAATTCCAACATTTTTATTGCCACTTAGTGTGCCGTTTCCAGCACCTGCGCCAACAAATAGATTGCCTGTACCATATGCATGAAACTGTCTAACACTATTAATCTCTATAACACCTTCAGAGAGTGCCGAATTAGTTGTAGGAAGATTTAAGTTACCAGCAGATATAGTTGCGTCGCCAGTTGTTACTGCTAGACCTGTTCCAGCTGTTACTGATCCTGTAAAAATAGGTGATGTCAGACTTAAATCCGAATCACACATGGTTAATGTACGAGTATTACCTGTAGTAATACTACTCATGTCAAAACTTAATACCTTAGTGGAATCTGTATCATCTTTTATATCTAAATTTGTAGCTACATCATTTATAGAATTAAATATAGGCATTATTGCTCCTATTCATAATATAAGTTTCCTTTACTATTGAAAACCGTCCAACCGTTGTTTGCAGTAGTACATACTAACTCAATAGAATCATAATCATCAGTAGATCTAATAAAACCCGCTAATCCAACAGTTGTTATTTCTAGCTCATTGATTCTAATATATTGACTAGCATTTTGAGACAGTTTCCATCCTCCTGCACCATTTCCTAGGATCTTTATAGTAGACCCAAATGCGGCTACAGCCGGCAATACAATATCTGTCTGTGCTGCGTTAGTTGATACATATCCATTGTTAATTTCTGCATTTTGTGTTGTACCTGCAATTTCATTCCAAGTTTCATGACCTGTAGAGGCTATAGTTATAGATCCAGCACCATTAGTAACAGTTATATTTGCACCTTCAGTAATCGTGGCTAAAACAGGATCCGCACCAACTGAACCAATTGGTATTTCACCGTTTCCAGCAACACCTAATTCAGTAACTGCACCTGCACCAGATCCAACTATAAGACTGTGATCAGTTATACTTGATGGTATTGCCGCAGTTGTTCCAAGCTCACCATTATTATTTATAATGACTGACTGTGTTCCACCAATTGGTGTAACGCCATATATGCCAGCTATAAATGTATTATTTTGCTGACCAGAACCAACACCTTGAGCACCTATACGTATTTTATTATTATCACCAACTACACCAGTATTACCTATTATTATATTATCTGAGTCAGTTGCTGTAAGATTTGTTCCTGCATTGAAGCCTATGCCAATGTTTTCAGATCCTGTTGTAATATTATCAAGGGCATCCATACCTAAACATACATTTCCTGAACCATCTGTAATATTTTCACCTGCAAGACTACCTATAGCTACATTAAAGTCTCCGTCATTAATATCAGTCAAACTATTATACCCAAGACTGGTATTATCTGTTCCAGTATTTAAAAGACTACCTGCTGTATCACCAAAAAATGTATTTCTTGTACCAAGGTTATGCATAAATAATTGACCACCTACAGTCCATACACCTTCTGTAAATGCAGCATTTGTTACAGGCATACCAATATTGCCACCTGTTGTAACAGTACCTGGAAATGATGGCGTAATTAAACTTAGATCTTGATCACACATTGTTAAAGTACGCGTAGTACCTGTGGTAACTTGATCAACTTCTAATGCTATCTTTTTAGTATTATCACCATCATCATAAACTCTAAAAACATCATCTGAAAATTCTGGACCTATGCCACCTCCTGTAGCTGCTATTGTTATAGATCCTGGTGCATTAGTAATAGTTATATTAGCACCCTCAGTAAGTGTAGTAATTACAGGATCTGCACCTACTGAACCAATTGGCAATTCACCATTTCCAGCAACTCCAAGTGATATCAATGAATTATCAGCATCACCAATAACTAATGCATGTTCTGTTGCACCATTAAGATCACTTATATCAATAGGCAATAATGAACTAGGACTCGACACTATAATTTGCGACATATTTTACCCCTATATTACTCGATACGAAGATGATAGTGTAACTACTCCAGTTGTTGGAGCAGTACCAGCAACAAATTCTTTAATATAAAACTGAGTACCTTTAGGAAAAACTATACCATTTGCAGCAAAATCCGTAATAGAACCACCATCCTTTTTTATAGGAGAATGATTATTTATACCATCTATACTAATCCATAAATCTGCATCACTAAAATTATATACTGAGTTAATTCTACACGGATGATCTAATGGCGTTCCAAGAGCAACATAAGCAGCACCTACAGGAGTTACAGATGTATCTACAGTTCTTGCGGGCTCCATCCATCCACGCTCAGCACCTTGAAAGGTATACGCATTCATTTACGTCTCCTTTTTTTTTTGGTTTTCTTTATACTTCCACGTTTAACAGCTTTAGCAGCCGATGCCAAAGCGATTGCAATAGCTTGTTTTTTGCTTTCAACTTTTTTATCACTTTTTCCAACATTAAGTTCACCTTTTTTTGCCTCATCTAAAACCATTTCTACTTTATCTTTAAATATTTTCTTACGTTTTTTAGTTTTAGTTGTGACTATTTTTTTGGTTTTTATACCCTTAGCTGACTTTATTTTTTTTCTTGCCATATTTGTTCCTAAAATGTGGTACCTAACTTTATACTAGGTACCACACAAACACTCAAAAGAACGATAATCAAGCCTTCAATATCCAGAATGCAATTGTTACATCAGAATTCAATGCAGCTGGACCATCATTCATTAAATACACTGTAAATGATCCTGCGGCAGGTCTTACACGTGTTACATTCATTCTTGCGTCATTACCAGCAGCCGTTAAAGCTGTTGCAAGTATGATTGAATTTGCAGTACATATACTATTTGTTATAGTAAATTCAGTTTGAGCGCCAATTCCAGTAACTTGTCCTGTAAATATTCCATATCCAACATTAGCGTTGATAGTTAAGGCAACACCTGCAACCGTTGCTGTGGCTGCCTCTAAATCAACTAAACCACCTGCATTAAGTGAAATGCCACCTGTTCCAGATTGTATTGTTGTTGAACTTGTTGTATTTGTTGAACCTGCAGTTAAATCACGTACCGCAGCTCCTGTACAAATATTAACAGCTTGAGCATTTGCCCCAGTGCCAATATTTGTTGCAGCACCTGTTGAATCTATAGTAATAGCTCCAGCTGTTGTTGCTCCAAAAGTTCCATCTGAAGCAAATACTGTTCCACCTGTACCAGAATCAAGCTCAAGCGTACTTGTTCCACCTGTAGCACCAATACTTATAGTTCTATTACCTGCAGTACCAATTGACATATCTTGGTTAACTGCATCATTACCTATATTAATAACACCTGCACTAGAATTAAAAGATAAAATGCCTGCTGCATCAACATCAATAATGCCTGTAGATGTAATTGAAGTACCAACCGTACCTGATTGTAGAACAGTTGCGCTAGTTGCATTAGTTGAACCCAATGTTAGATCTCTAACCGCTGCTCCCGTACAAACATTTACTGCAAACGCATCTGCATCATTACCAATATTTAATATACCTGCTGTAGAATTAATAGAAATTGCACCTGCTGCATCAACATCAATAACACCTGTAGATGTAATCGAAGTACCAACTGTACCAGACTGTAAAATAGTTGAACTAGTTGTATTAGTTGAACCTAATGTTAGATCTCTAACCGCTGCACCTGTACCAACATTTACTGCAAACGCATCTGCATCATCACCAATATTTAATGTGCCTGCTGTAGAATTAAGCGATATATTTCCAGTAGCATCAACATCAACTGTACCTGTAGATGTAATAGAAGTATTTCCTGTACCAGATCTCAACACTGTTGCAGATGCACCTGTCAAACTACCAACTGTTGTAGTATGGACAGCAGCATCAGCACCAACATTAACTGCACCTGTACCTGAAATTAATGATATATCAGAATCGGTTGCTGTAAGAACAATATCGCCAGAACCTGCATTAATATCTATACCAGTTGTTCCCGTAATATTGCCAATTACTATATCTCTTTGTGCTGCACCTGTACCAATATTAATACCAAATGAATCTGCATCATTACCTATTCCGATAATACCTGCAGAGGAATTTAATTCTAATACACCATCTGAATCCAGTAATAATGTATCATCAGAATCAATTGTAATATCACCAACACCCGTTGATGCCAATTGTATTCCACCTGTTCCTGAATTTAAAACTAATTGTGATGCAGCTGTAACATTACCCATAGTAATAACTCTAGCTGCTGCACCTGTACCAATATTAATATTTTGTGCTACTGCATCATTACCTATACCAATAACACCAGCTGAAGAATTTAACTCAAGCACACCCGTAGCATCTAGTGTTATCTCATCTGTAGATGTACCAATAAGGCCACCTGTTCCAGATTGTATTGTTGTTGTACTTGTTGTTGTGGTTGAACCAATTGTTGTAGGATGCGCAACAGCAGTAGTACCAAACGTAGCTCCAGTAGTACCACAATCTACTACTACCGACGTATTACCCGTAGCATTACCAATAGTGACAACTTTTTGAGCAGCATCAGCGCCTAAATTTATAGCACCTGTGCCAGTTTCAACCGTAAATGGACCATTAGCACCTACAAAACTTGCGCCTCCTGTACCAAAATCACAATCAATACCTCCACCAGCAACATTTGATGCATTAAGTATTAATGCATTAGCGGCCGCTCTATTTGAATTAATATTAACAGAACCAACATCTGAAGTAATTTGTACAGAATCATTCGAGGTGCCTTGGTCAGATCTGATGCGGATAGTTTCATTGACCCCTCCATTTGCATGCAAGTAAATTGCATCAACTGCATTAGAATCAGATGTAATAGTACAATCACCACCAAGCATATTAAGATCTACTGTAGCAGTTACAGCGCCAGCAGCATTAAGGTAACCTGCAAGATCAACATCGTCATCCAAATCAAACTGTACAACATTAGTTGCACCTGGAGCACTACTTGTTAAATTTGTACCTCCAGCGAACTGCGTTACTCCAGCTATTGGTGCGGCATTACCTGCATCCGTTTGGAACTGAGCAGCTGCACCTGGAGGTATGACAGATAACGTAATTGTTCCAGCACCTTCAGCAATTCCAATAGACCCATCTGAAGCAAGATTTGCCCATACTGGCGTCAAACCTGTTCGAGCTATGTACAATTGTCCATCTGTTCCATCTGGTGTAGCATCTGCAATAGCTGACCAAGTAGGAACTAAAGGACTACCTGATAAAGCTGTCAATACATAATAAATACCTGTGGACTTATCAAGCCACGGTCTACCAAGATCTGTTATATCTTTAGCCGTAGGCGCTCTATCATAGATTAGACACCCTTTTGTTTTTTCAACTAATGGTTGTGAAAAACCATACGAGGTTTCAGGATATTCTTTAATGGCCATTAAAATCTCCTAAATTAAATTTTATCTTTTTTGAACCAATTATAAACTCTATTATATAAACTCTTAATTTTAGGAGCTGCCAGTTTTGTAATTACACCTCCTGCAATAGCTCCTATTACCATTCCTGCTTTACCACGATGCTTATTTGTTAATGAACTATTGGTAACTCTATTTTCAATTCTATCTAAGACACATGCACTTAGTGAAGAACTTAAAAATAAAATTAATAATATTTTTTTCATAATTATCCTTAATTATCTATTCTTACTTACTCTACTACTTACTTTTGTTATCAAAGCTTTAATAGAGGAATCTTTATAACCATTATCAATTAACGTCTTAATAACATTTGATAATAGTTTACTATCTTTACGTTTTAAAGCTCTTGCAACATAATTTTCTGCTTTTCGTAGGCTCATACCTTGTGATATTGGAATTGCCCCTAAGCCTGAACCTATATAGACACCAAAACCCTTAGATGTTAATGATGATACTGAAAACGGCAAAACACCTTGCATTAATGACTTAATACGTGAAACAACACGCTCTGGTGTATATGGTTTAGTTGCGTCCCAAGGTTTAAATTCACCCTGATCGTATTTACCTCTAACTGGATAATTTGTATCATCAGATGGTGTACTACCTATAAGTTGTTGATTTAATATCCTTAAAACAGGATTAGTTTTACCAAATAATGTTTGTACAGGATTAGTTATATAACCAAATATTTCAAGTGCTTGTTTTCCAAGATGTCCATATGCTCTTTTATTTCTTGTATCACGTCCAGGATTAAATATAGAAGATCCTACTTTAATATTTACATCTGGTAATGAAAACATATACCATTTACTAGGGTCACCATTCCAAAAATTCTTAGATGCTTTTTCACGAGACCATCTAACACCACGTATAGAATTGTTTTTCTTGTCTGTTTGTTCCCAACCTCCAAAAAAATACTTTAAAGCACCCTGCATTAATGATGTTTTAATTATATAATTAGTCCAATATTTCCTACCTAATCTACCTTTAGTTCTAGATGCAAAAGCACTACCAGCTTGTTTTAAAGCTGATATAGTCCAATCAGGATACGCTATAACTCTACTAAGTTTCTTCATAGTATTTTTATCATTTAACCACTTAGATGTTTCCCATTGTTGTCCACCATATATATTATTTACAAGACTTGCTATATCTCTTCCAATAGCTTTACGTTGTTCTGGTGTTGCTGGTTTGCCGGCTTTAATTAAATTAGTAAGTTCTTTATTTAATAACTCATTATACGTTACAGCTTTAAGGCGTGGATGATATACTTCAAACATATAATTAAGTACTTTTTTTGTTTTACCAATAACAGAATTTGTAATTTTTCCACCTTTAGATGCTATTTGATCTAATCCTCTATTTATTAAATTTGAACCTTTATTATAATCAATTGGTTTTTCAAACTTAACACCATTACGTACAGCATCTACCATGAATTGCTTACTATTTAATAATTGATCACCTTGCTTTGCAATCCACTTAAAATTTAAACCTTTTGAAAAACCTAATGCACCTACCGCAGATTCTGTAAGTGGAACCATATGAAATGGTGATAATGTCACATTAACTGTTTTCAATATATTAGATGCATTATCAAAATTACGCCAAAATTTACTATCTTGCTTAAACCCTTCTTTGCTAAATACACCCTGAAATGCATCTGCTATTTTAGGATCAATTAACACAGGTCCAGCAGCTGTTTTCCATTCACCAGTTGGTGTTTCATAGCGTTTTAATATTGATTCTTCAAATGGCACAAACCCTAAATTTTTAACTTTATTATACAACTCTGCATTATTACTTCTAACAATTAATGGTGTATCTCCAGGAGTTTTTTCAATAGCATTAATCATTTTTGATTTAGCTAACGTTTTATTAGTTATCTCATCATATACAGCAACATTTTCAACGATACTCTTATACTTAGGTTTTAATCTTGCTTTAATTGCTTCTTCATGAGTTAAGAATTGTTTTTCTTTTGAAAATGGTGTTAATTCAGGAAAACCTTTTGTCTGTACAGCTTTCTTAATATCACCCTCATATAATCCTGGTAAATATGTATCTATAAGTGTGTCTCGTGGATTAATATCTTTCAACCTAGGATCACTATTAATTTGTTTTAAACGTTGCTTAAAATAGGTATCTACATCGTTAACTAGTTTCTTAACTTGAGGTGATGTACGTTTTTCAAGAGACTCATATGTATCACCAGTTATATTTGGATTACCCGTTTTTTGTCGTAAATATGAAGCTTCTTCGAGCTGTGTTGGTGTAAACTTAGGAACACGTTTTCCATTTTCTTTTTTATAAATTTTATCTCTAAACTCTAATTGTGTTTTAAATATCTGTGCATCACGTTCACCAACATGCTCCTTTAGTAAGTCAAATGCTTCTTTATTTTGAATACTCTGCTTGATTTCTTGAGTATAACCTTGAATTTTTTGAATAGGTTTACGTATGACTGAAGGTAATTTTTCAACAATTCTAGATGGTGCTTTTTTAATGGGTTCAGGTAGGTATTTTTTAATCGGCACTCCAAACTTATGTGCTATCATACCACCAACCATAGCTAATGCATTATTTTTTAACTGTTCAGTAGTTGGCATTTCACCCTCAAGTAATGATTGTGCTGTTGTTATACTTCCATACTCCAATGCTCTATCTGTAGCACTTCTACCTATTTTAGTATTAAGTATTTTCTTATATACAGGTATTTTATTAAGCAATGGTAAAAGTTTACTTGCTTTTGAAGCCACTAAACCAACTGTACCTGCCTTACCTGTTTCTTTTAATACATGTCCAGCTCTACTTATAAAACCTCCTAGAGTTGCATTTCCACCTTGTTTTGCATAATCATTATATTCTCTTAATGATTCCTTAATTATTGTTGGAAATGCAATACTAAATATTACTGCCCCTGTTTGTGCTCCAGCTACTGTTCCTGCTCCTGGTATAATAGAACCTATTAAACCACCAACTAAAGCACCCAATGCAGCTCCTGACATATTAGCAGGAGCATCAGACAATGCTTCACCACCAAGTTCTACAATACCTTCTAAAAGACTATCTGCAACTTCATTATCTTCTTCTGAACCAATAAGTGTCTTTGCAACTGCACCAGCTGAACCTTTACCAATACCTCGTGAAGCACTTCTAGCTAATTTATTAATTATAAATGAATCTTTTTTATATTTTTTGCTAGTTTGTGATGGGCCATTTAGCTCTTCAGGTGTAAAAATAAATGGATCTTCAATATCTTCTTGAAGCATGTCAAAATCAATATCACTATTTTCTTGTTGTCCAAGTTCTAATTCTTCAGGTGTAAATATAAATGGATCTTCAATATCTTCTTGTTCAACACTTAAATCTAGTAATGAATTATCTTCTTGTTGTCCAAGTTCTAATTCTTCAGGTGTAAAAATAAACGGATCTTCAATAGGTTGCAACTCATTTGCCATATTATATATCCTATCTATAATTTCTATTTAAAGCTTTCAACATTTCATTTATAGAACCTGAGTCGCGTCTATCATCCTGTAAACCTGTCTTAATAGCATATGGATTCACTATAGGCGCTCTTTTTTGTGATAATGATTGATATACTTGTTGCAAATTTTGTTGTTGCTGAAGTTGTTTTTGTCGTTGTTGTTGCTGTAGAAGTTCTTGTTGTTTTAAATTTTCTTTTTCTAATGATTTTTTTCGCTTTAGCATTTGTTTTATAGCTTCTTGAATTTCTTTTCTGCTTTTTTTTCTAACCTCATATCCAGACATTTTTGCTTGTGCTTCAGTTGCTCTTGATAATCTATATAATTGTTCAGCATATGGTTGCTTATAAAAACTCGCACTTGTTTTAACTTGATTTAATGCCTTATCTTTAAACCATTTACTTATTTCTTGATCAAGTGGTTGCCCTGTAATTATTTTCCATTCAGTTGTTCCATCTAAATTTGCTTTATCAATCTCACTAAGTTTACCCTCTTGATATTGCTTTTTAAGTGTACGCACTCTTAATGTATCTGGATGTATTGCTTTTTTATTTAACTTTTTAAGTTCTTTATCTTCTTTTTTCTTATTATATAATAATAATTTTTGATTTTCTGCTTGTTTGTTTTTTACATAATTTATTATATCTTTTGAAGACCAACCTTCAAACATTGCTGGATCTGAACCGACTTCTTCGGCATATTTAATAGCTGATTCTCTTTTAGTTTTTTCCTCTTCTGCTTTTTGATCTTGCCTAGATGTTAATAACTGTTTATTTCTATTGAATTCTAGAAATTTTCGTTGTTGTGTAGGTGCCATTTGTTGAAACTCTGGATTATCAACTATACTTGGATCTTGCGCTCTTGCTAATGCTGCTATAGATCTTTTTTCACGCTCCTGTTTACTGCGTTCTAATCTAGCACCTAAATAACCACCTAAAATATTAGCTAAACTATTACCTGTACTAGCTAACAATCGTTTTTCTGGACTATATTCATAATCATCATTGTAATAAGGCATTATTTTCCTCCGAAAAATTCATCTACTTTTCTACCAATTATTGGATCTCTTACAGCAGCCGTTTGTTCTGCTATATCCCATAACCTAGTTGGCTTTGGTATAACACGTCTTAATTCAGGCTGTGGTGTTTGTTTTTGTCCAAGTACAGCTTCTTCTGCAGTTAACCTATTACCACGTCTTGTTAAATCAACATTCATTGCAGATTCTTGAGCAACTAAATCTTGATTACGAAGTGCTTGTTGGTATTCTTGTTGTTGTTTCATATTCCTTAATTCCTCATTAGCTATAGCAGTTTGTCTATTAATAGCAGCTATTTGCTTACGTTGCTGTATTCTTGCATTAGCTATATTTGCATTAGATAGATCAATATTTCTTTGTCTTATTTGTGGTCCAAGCACATTTCTTAATTCAGACTCTAAACCCATTGTTACCTCTTCAGGTGAAACATTTCTACCTAACATTTCTGATGTTTGCTTTTGCAAGAATGGTCTAGAAGATTGTAAAAGATTTTCAATTATTGGATTAGCTAATTCATCACCAGTTTCATAACCTTTATATGTTGGCTGCTCAGGTCCAAGTATTCCAAGTTTTCTACCTAAATAACCAAATCCTTTACCTATTTGTCTATTAAGTCCAACTTCTTCAGAAGTATTATAAATATTTTCAAGCAATGATAATGCAGCACGAATATTATTAGCAGCATTAGGATCTTTCAATAAGTTGCCTAATCCTCGAACTGGTGTTGCTGCTTGTCTTCTTAAACGTTGGAATCTTGTAAGAGGTGCCTTTCTACTACCAAGATTTTTCATATTATAAAAATTATAATCACCAGTATCAGCAATTCTATTATAAATATCTATAAGCGGTCCGAATGTAGCAGGTTTACCTTTAGTTCCTGCAATAAGATCTGCAAGACCTCTTTTACCTCTACTAAAATAACCTTCTTGTCCACCAGATAATAAGTCTCCTAAACCTGCTAATTCACCTCTATTTTGTTTTGATAATAAATTTGTTAGATAGTTAGATCCTGCACTTCCTAACATTTGGCCAGCAACACCACCTAAACCAGGCAATCCAACCGTAGAACCAAGAGCAGTGCCTGCTAATCCTCCACCAACTGAACCTCCTATATTAGTAAAAGGACGTGCTTGTCTTGCAAATTTTGCTATACCTGTTTCTGGTGGACGTACCATATTTATAAAGTTATCATATTTACCTAATAGTCGACTATTTGTAGGTTGCCCATATCTTGGTCTAGGTTCTGGTTGATATTGTTGATATGCATTATATAAATCTGGTAAAGATTCTGCTATTTTTTCACCAGTACCTTTTGATACTCCAGGTATTTTACCTAATAAGCCTGCAATTTCAGATTCTGCTGATGATTTTTTGTCACTATCAGTTCTAAATTTTTTAGCTAGATCTTCATTTGCATCACGTTGTTCTTGATCATATCGAGAACCAGATTTTGTATCTCTTACTTTATTATAAAGATTAGTAATAGAGTTTTTTTTAATGTCTTTTTGCAACTCAGGCATCTTATCTGCTGTAAATATTTTTTTTGCTTCACTATAAATCTTACGCTCTTCCTCAGTTTGAGGATTCCTTTTTACAACAATTTTATTAAATTCTTTATCATTTAAATTATTAATATTTTTAAAAAAAGTAACATCTTCTGGCGTTATTTTTTCTTTTTTAATAAGATCTTTAACATTTTGAGAACCATAACTAACAAATCTACCTAATAATGATGGATTTTTACCAGCTGCTCTTGCTTTTGCTGCTGACTCTTTATTTGTCTTTGCTAAATTTCGTATTAATTTACCAGGTAAACCTCTTATATTATTATATGACTTTAATATTTTATCATTTTTAGCACTAACACCTTTACCTTTAGAGACAATATTTCGCAATTCTCTTAATGTTATCTTATTTCTACTTAAAAGTGCTCGTATTGCTTTTATTTCACTTTTTTCAGCCATATTAACTCCTTTGTTGTTGAAGATTATATACTGGCTGGTTACCCATTCTATATTGTTGCACACCTTGACGATAACGCTCTGACCCATATCTATTTAACAGATTTGATTGACCCTGACTATGTTCTTGTCTTCTTAAGAAATCCTGTTGGCTCATACCAGTTTCAGCTCTATTTAATCCAGACAAGAAACTTTGAAGTTCAGTTTGTGCACCAATTTGTCCTAATCCAAGATTCTGATTTTCTATATCAACAATAGCATTTTGCCTAGCATAATCACTTAATGCACCTAATTGGCTTTGTGCAGACTGTCTTGCTCTTTCATTATATAATTCATTAAATGCACCTACAGCATCTGACCCCATTAAGCCTAACGGATTAGATGCTTCTACCTGACTAGATAGTTGACCATAATCACGTCTATATCCACGCTCATTAGCTTCTTTAATACTTTGTAACATAGCTGCCAATCCAGTTAATTTTTGTACTTGAGGTGCATCTCCAACAGTCTGAGGTAAACCACCCGCTATATTACTACCTTGTTGATATAATACACGTCTTGGTTGAAAAGTATTTTGACCAGAAGATAAATATTTTAAACCCTTAGATAGATTTTGCTTTTGCAACTCATATGCTTCAGGCCCTAAATTCATTTGTCCAAGTACTTTATCTCTACGATATGCATAAGGATTTTTCCATTTTCTGTATCTATCTAAAGCATATGCGCCACCCTTTAACGCTTCTGGTAGTAATGCTACTCCTGCACCTATAAGCGCTCCTGTTCCTGCTCCTGCGGCAGCACCTGCAGGACCACCAGCAGCACCAATTCCACCTCCTATAGTAGCACCAGACCCTGCTCCAGCTGCTAAATTAGTAAAAAAATCCATAATGCTTTCTCCCATTTATGATATATATATCAATTAAACATGTTTAATTATAGAATAGTCCTAAGTAGAAAAAAATAAGAGGCATTTATGGATTATAATAATTATTTAGTAGATAAAATACAATATACACAAAATCAAGATGATTTAGTTTTTAATTTATATAAAGGTGTTAACGATTTAATAGATATAACGAATATCAAAAAGAATGGAATTTTATTTAATGGTGAAACATCTAGTTGTGAGCAATGGTATTTAAACACACCAGGGAGTGAACCAAAACCAGTATTTACTATAGTTGTAGATTGTGGAGCATTACCTAACACTGGAACCATTGTAATACCTCACAATATACCAATAATAACTGGATGGAAGATAATAAGTTTCGATGGTACTGCAACAGATCCAACCCTATTACATACAATATCAATGAAAAGTAATACAATAAATATAATAATAACTTCTATAAATATATGTATAACAACTACAGCTAATCTTAGTGCATTTACTGAGTCACACTTAATAATAAAATATATAAAAAATTAAATATATTTTGCTGGATCTGTATATAACATTATTGCGTTAATAGTTAATTCTTGAAATGGTAGTGTATCATCAAGAATAATATTTAATGAATATACCAATTTCAATGATATTGATTCAGCCATACAAGGTAAATAAACATAATGCCATAAACGCTTCTGCTCTAATTCAGTTGCATTATATCCAATAGTCTCTAAATATGATGTTCCTAAATATACATCTGTAGCTGTTATATATGCATCTTCAGAACCATTTGGTCTCATTGCTAATGCGATTTGACCATTAACTGTGGTTCTATTTACATTGAAAGCAACTTTATTAATAGATAATCCAAAACCTTGTTTCATATAAGTATTAAATTGTTTAGTTTCTATATCAATTCTATCAATAATTAATACAGTAGCATCACCATTATAGTCAGTATCTACAGATGTAGTATTTAGTATTTTAATTGTATTAACATCAACACTTTCTTGTATTTGATATGAACCATTTAAACCAACTAAACCTGAATTAGTAATTCGTATGAAATCGTTTCCATCTAAATTATGATTATATATAGTTAAATTAATATTATTTGCATCAACACGTACTATATTAATTATATTTTGAGATATAGCGTTTTTATATATATCACCTCTAAGTCGTAAAATATAACCTTTATGGTTACCACATACAATTATACCTGTAATATAACTAAGACCGTTTATTCCATGATTTATTTTATATACCGTTGTATAATTATCTCTTATTAAACTAAAAGTATTATTTTTATAGTTATACAAAATAATAATATTTGGTATTCTTTCATTTATTTCACTATTTGCTAATATATATATAAGTTCTTCATCAGAGTCCTTATAAATATTTCCATATCTATATTCATAAGATTCAATATCACCGCTAAATTGATTGTTTATTTTTATAATATTTTTACCATCGTAAATATAAATACCATAATTATTCACAAATAAAAGTGTATTATTGACTTCAATTACATTATTGATCTTGGAACCAAATGTAGAATCTATTAGAGTTACCTTAAAGCGTTGTGCTGGATTATTACTACTTGTTAATTCATATATACTATCTCTACAAAAAACTATAAGTCTTCCATTTAATATTTCACAACAATTTATTTCTTCATGTATAGGTAAATCAATGAAACCACCTTTATTTGTAGCTACTATAGATTCATACCAAGAATCTACTTCAAATATTTTACCAAATTCACTCCACCTAATTCTATTTTTATGTCTTACTTCAGTTGCTACACCACCCCCATATTCAACTGTATCCATCAAAAACAGATGTCCTGAATATTGCTTAATAACACTACAGCGTCTAATTTCATTATTAGCAACATTTGAAAATTTTGGATAAAAATTAGTAAACACATTTGTAGTTGAATCGTAATATTTTAATGGATCTAGATACTTAGCAACAACTAAAGCAGTTTTTCCAGATAAAGCACCTTGAAAGTTTTCTGATTGATACCTACGAATTGTTGATGAAGTCCATTTACTATTAGCACCTATTATTCGTTCCCACCCAGTTGTTTGAAATTTATATGCAAATTCTTGATCAAATGCTATTTCTAATATATCACCTTCTTGATTAAATTCAGTCATACCCATTACTTTTGTTGATGGGTACCAATAAACTATTGTATTTACTGCTGCTCCAGTAATATTTACACTTATAGGTGGTCCAATTATATTATTATTACCAGTTACTCCTAGTGTAGATGATTTCATAGCACCAATATCTTGATATATTGTAAAAAGTGTATCTCCTACTGAAAATTGCTGTCCTAATGCTGGAGCACTACCAGCAAAATCCGCGATAAGTGCAGCAAAATCTCCTGATACAGGGTCTGTTGTACCTATATTAACTCTTAACCTGGAATTTAAACCTCTAGCATTAGTAGTATCTAACAAGTACGTACTAGGACGCCTAACAATTTTTCCATCACTAATGTACATATTCTTTAAAGTTGTAAAAGAATCTTCAGGGGTTAAAAATGGCACCAAATCTGTATGGAGACCAGAGTTTATTGGTGCTATTAAAAACTTATCCACGATAGTACCAACCGTATGGGTCAGGTGTCATAACAGTATTAAATATAGTTGCAGGAGCTTCTTTACCTCTAATTAAATCTGACTTTGTCGTAACTAATGATTCCTGTTTTTCAAATTCAGGCATTAAGTTTTGTATAGCTTCATAATTAGATAGATCTTCAAGTATCTTCTTAGCCGCACCTAAAGCAATATATTGCCACCATTCTTTTATTAATGGATAATCAATATCATTTACTAATGCATCTGGCTTTGTACGTGCTTGAAACTGTACCTCATAAACCTGATCAGGTACAGGTCTTAATGTTAATTTATTATCATAATACAACATAGCTTCTGGTTGAGAATAACTATATGCATCAAACTCATATGTAATTGCCTCACCGTCTTTAGGTGCTCCACCATAAGTAATATCTATTTCACCTGTAAGATAATCTATATTTCCTACATTATTGTTACCCTGATCTCTTAATGTTCCTACATTTTTCTCACGTCCAAATGAATCAATATTAGGAAGATCTCTTATAATAATTGCCTCACCTATAGCATTTAAAGTACCAATAATAACAGAGTTATGAAGAACCTTATTTGGCAACGTATAAGTAAATACTAGTGTTACACCATCACCGGTACCAATCTCACCATGCAATTTATTCATTGGATAGATATTATAAAACTCATTAGGAGACTGTGATAAAAATATTTCATCTCCTGATACATAAACTGGTCGCTCTAAAGATATAATTACATCTTTAAAATCTTTCAAGTTTAAATCAAAATTACCTGTTGTAGTTGTATAAACATCTACATAAGGAGTTGTGGCAAACTTTATAGTTTTATTCAAATCAAATGTTTGTATTCGACTTGGTAAATCTTCTGTTAAGAACGTATTAATATAAACTAACAACTCTGCATCACTTAATTGTGTTGTAGTTGCCATTTTTGTTATTCGTCTTACTTTATTTTTAATATCTAAAAGTGTTGCCATAACAACTCCCTTTAATTAGTTAATAGTTCACACTACTAAAAAAATAACGTTGTACTGTTACATTCTCAACACCAACTTGCTCACCTTGATTATTAAATATTGCTTTAGGTGTTGTATATGAACAACTATTTATATGATCTGCAACTTTTCTAGGTATAGTTTCTTCTTTTCCATGATGTAAAGTATAAAATTTTGCAGGATAAGTGCTATCACTATAACTAAATTTAATATCTTTATCCGGAACTTCTAAATTCCTAAAGACTCCTGTTACTAATTCATCACCTTTCTTCTTAATTCCTGGATTAGTGATTTCAACAGTAACTTCTTTTTTATGTTTAGTGTCTAATGTTTTTTGCAAAGTACTTTCTTCGTTTTTATTCTTTTTTATCTTTTCAGACATTTTGTCTCCTTAAAAATAGGAGGGGAAAAGCCCCCTCCTACTAAATTTAATCAGTAAACGGATTACAATCAACTGTACCAGCAATCCAATGTATTTCATCACCATCAGCACCAGCCGCACCAGCACCCGCAGCAGCACCAGCTTTAAGCTCAAAGCCTCTAAATGAATTATTTACAACAGGACCACTAAGCGGTATAACTTGCGCATAACTTGTTAAAGTTACACCAGTTAAAGGAAATGCAAATGCAGTATAAGTTGTTGTATTAAGATCAACTGTAATAGTATTTGTTACATCTGTAGTTGTTACAGCAAGCACTTCAACAATCTTATCATTTGCTTCAATCATACCAAATTCAGCAGGTACCTTGAGTTTAACCTTGTCACCAACTGCATATCCATGAGCAACACTCATTTCTATAACAGCCTGTGCAGCTTGTGTAATACTGGTAATGTATCTTACACCTGGATAAAATACTTCTGGGTATTTTACTTTATAAAATGCACCTGTTGTGCCAGCTACAATTGTAGCCATGAATGGCAAACTAAATGTTACACCAGACAAATTAGTAATAGTAAAATCCATACCATTTAATTGAGTTGCACCAGTTACACTCTTAAATCTAATAACATCACCTGTTAAATACGTACTAGCATCTGTAACTGTAACTACTGGAATAGCATCAGCACTTACAGCTGTTACAGTCGCATCTACGGCACTAAGTGGATTATCATTAGTATTTATAGGCGTTACACCAGTTGTAGCTGCTAATGCTCCTGGGATTAAAGCATCAATAGTATTTTCACGTACTTCACCAATACCATATTGATAAGTACCGGTCATATCAGAATCCCAGAATGTCTTACATAATGTAGCATTAACTGCTGTACCAATCTTTGTAAGATTACGTATAGCAATCCAATCTGCTCCAATAGGTACATTTATATATTTATCTTTACCATCAGAGGTAAAATAACCTTTTATTGTACTCATATTATACCCCTACGAAACTAATAAGGTTGCTTTAGTTCTTACCATATACGACTCATTAAGAATTCTAGTTCCTTGTACCCATTTAACTGCACAAGTAAAGTTTTGACGCATTGGGTCAATTGGTGGATTATAAAGGAACTGAGCATTACCTTCTAATTTTACCCTTATAGCACAATCTTTAGCTAATGTGATAATATTATATACTGTTGCTCCAAGTGTTGATTTTCCTGGATCAATAGATCCTTGTGAAGAAACAAAGAATCTTGTTCCATGTACATAACCATCTTCAGAATTCAATATTCCTTCTCTATCAGAGTATTTGAATTTTTCAACATAGTTAGGTATCATTCTTAAATCATTAATCAGATCAGTATGACATAATGCAAAATACGCATCGCCAATTGGTGATGTGCCATATTTATTTGTTCCAGCTTTACTACTAGATATTTTTTTACCATCAGCACTACGTAATGTAGTATATGTTTTAGCAATATCAGCTGCCGTAATATTTGTAGGTGTATCACCATTAGTTCCATAAGCACATAATTGAAATGATGCTGTAGATGCTAATACATCTCTAATAATCATATCATCTGTTTCTTGAGCAAAAACACCAAGCTTTTCAGCTGCAACATTCAAGATAGGATCTTCATTAGTCAAAACTACTTGTTCATTCATAGGTATATATGTACCGTACCATTCTACTTTCGTTGTAAAATCAGTTTTATTTAACAACTGACCCTTTGGCGTTGCTCCCATGTCACCAAGTGGCGTTTTGTCTGGCACCAATGGATCGTGCATAGTATAAACAAGTTGTTTACTATGATTTTTAGGTAACACCCTTGTTTCAAGTCCAATACCATAGATCAAATCTCTAGTTCTAGCTTCAATTAATTTGTAGCCATACATTTTAGCCACTGCTGGTTTAAGATTATTAGTAGTTTGTAAACTACTCATAAACTACTCCTTAAAGTATTTATTATTAATTTTCTACTTTGGAATTAGCGATTTTCCATTACTGCCAGTGGAGTGGCGTTCTCCATACAACCATAGAGTGGCGAACTCTTATACAACCATTTATAATATATTATACAAAATGAAAAAACTAAATATGCTAGACAATTATTATAACTATCTAGCATATCTCACAGAAAACAGATCACTAATTTCTGTTATTATATTTTTCAATTGCTTCATCCATTTGTCTTCGTAGATGTTTTTTTACTTCATCTGTATAACCATTTGAAAATAGATTTGCATAATTCAATTGAGTATCAGCATTTTTACCAGGAGTTGCTGAAACTGCTGGACGTGGTTTATTAAAATTATTATTAATTTTATTTTGTGCTACATGATTCATTGCATCATCAGTTTTATCATCTAAAAATTTTTTAATAAGTCTATATGTAGCTTTGCCACGTGTATACAATGGAGCTCTACCACGAATAATTTCTTCCATTTCTGGATAATCATCTAATAAATTTTTAATATTTTTTCTTGTTACTATATTATTAAAATCAGAAAATTCAGCTTTCAACTTTAAATCTGCAGTAACTTCTTCATTATGCATTTTGAAATCACTAACTTCTTTGCGCAATCCTTCAAGAGTATCATTAATATAATTTACGTGTTGTGGTTCTACATAATCATCCTCATTAACAAAAGCTTTCTTAGCTTCTTGTTGTTGCACTCCTTGAGGATTATTTAATCGTTGAACATATTGCAATATTTGATCTCGTTCATATTCTGCTCGTTCAGCACGTTCTTGCTCTCTTTTTTTTGACTCTCTTAATTGTTTTACGTTTTCTTCAAAATCATTATTTTGTTGTACAGGCTCTTGTGGTACAGGTTCCTCATTTTGCTGAGTATCTTCTTGAAGTTCTTCTTCTGTTTCTTCAATTTCTTGATTATCAATTTGATCTTCATTTATCATATTCAACCCTCAATAATTATATTTTTTTGATCTCTATTATTTTCTGTAAAAGCAAGTTTAGCATATGTTCCATCATAATATTTTACAATATGCTCATATATATCATATTCATCTTCAGGAACTATAAGCAATATATTCTTATAATAATCACATACTGTTCTATCTGGTATACACCATAAAAACTTAATCTCATCACCATCTTTTATGTATTTATATACTACTTGATCATGAAAAGGATCTGGACAAGTCCTTCTTGCTGCAAATATATTCATGATAGCATCTTCAATATGTCGTTCTTTCTTTATAAGAACCTCAATATAAAAATCTCCATTAAAATGCTTCCTACCATTTTGAGCACATTTATTTACTTGTTCATCAAAGTCATGCAAATTAGCCTCTACTTGCTCGTAAATACTATGAGTATTGTATTTGCGTTGTGGATCCATAGCACGAGCTTGCTCACTAATAGTTGGACCACTCGTGTCCCTTAACTCAGTATATCTAACCCAATTTTTATGTTTTTCCATATATTTTCCTTTTAATATGTTATCTTATATATGATATTAACACTTAAAATAGGAGGAACCAAAATGAAAGTTGTTAATACGTTTCTTACAATATTACTATTATCTTCTACATTAAGTTATACAGCTCCTAGATATAAACAACAGACTAAACGCATTCACAAAACACAAAAACGATATAAACAAACATATCAAAATAGAAGATATCAAGATGATGAAACAACTTGTTGTAATCCAACAAATATAAAAAGCATGCTTAAAATATCCGTAAGCATAACTAAACTATTTACTACATTGCTAGCTAAACTACTCCCATTGATTCTAAACTAATACAAGTCCGGCCTAAAAACCGGACTTTTTTATTGTATTTTTATATATAACTATGCTATAACTTTTATATATGCTTAATTTTTAAAAATAATAAATACAAGGAACATTATGGAATTTAATTTTAATGATTTTGAAAATGTAAAAAAAGCTGAACTTAAATTAGATAAAAATGACAGTGATAATACATATAAAGTAACTGTTGTTTGTGATGATAAAGATGCAATAATATTTTCACATGTGCCATCACAATACGTAAAAGAAGATCAAGTACCAGAAAAAGATAAAAAAGAGTTGTCTGATGAAGATAGTATTAAACTTACTAAACAAAGAATTAATGTTCTTCTATCTCAAATAAGACAATGTATTTTTACAGCAAAACTATATGGCGCGAATATTAATGGATCTATAACAACTATTGAAAAAGATGAAAAATAAACCAATTTATATCTTTATGGATGATGAATATCATAAAATGCTTAGAGATCTAATTGTGAAAAAATCAAAAGAATTAGATTACACTAGACGCGTAACTGCAAAAGAAATAATACTTCAAGGATTACAATTGGCATATGAAAAGCAATTCAAAGAAGATAAACTATGAAAAAAATAAAAAAAATAATATCTCTAAATGAAGACTCTTTAGCGTTACTCAATACAACACGTAGAAGATACTTTAACGGTAATGCATCAGATGCAGATATTAAACAAACATTATCTAAAGTTGATCGTACAATACCAACATTATCAGGAATATTTGAAAGAGCATTAAACCTTTTTTATGATAAAAAGATAGATAAAATAATTAAGAATAAAGAATTAATAATAAAAAAACAAACAATTTATTTACACCAAATATCAAATCAAAAATATAATGAACTTATAGTAAGACATAATTGTAAGGCTGTAGATTTAATAAACATGATTATTAAGAGTATTTATGCATAATATTATTATCCTATACGGTTTATAATAAATATTTAACAATATAAATGCATAAAAAGAGACAGGGTAAATTAATACCCTGTCTTTTTACTTCTTCTTTTTTTTCGCTTCTTTTCACTTAATATATTTTTTAACGCTTCATACATTTTTTGTGCTTCTTTTGTTCTAATGCATGTAGGCATAATAATTCCTATTACTTTTCGTTATTCATAGGAAGAGTTTTATCTTGATAGTTTTGAGGTACTTTACCTTTAGATGCATTAATTAAATTCCAAAACTGAGAACACCCAGCACCATTGGTGCTATCTTTGTATAAGCCTTTTCCACTTGATACAGGTTTTTTGTTTTTTTTCATGATTACTCCTAAAAATGAAAATATTAATATTTAAATCTCTTTATTATATAACGGGATAACTAAATTTAGCTACCCCGTTTAAAAGGAGAACATAATTCTTACATTAATCCTGTAGGAACATCTTCGTTCATCGGTTCAAATTGTTCTGGTTGCTCTTGCATTTGCTGCTCTTGCATTTGCTGCCCCATAATATCCTGTTGATTAATATTTTGTTGATCTTGTATTGGTTCATTAGCAATTGTACTCATTTCACTTCCTTGAGCCACTATGTCTCTATTTTGTTGTATTATGTCTAATAGCTCAATAAGCTCATCAATTTTATTTGGATCACTCTGTTCGAGATCCTTAAGGGTCTTTATTACATCTGCATTTGTTTTTTGTTCATCTCTAGAAGCCTCTGCCGTCTTATATAGCATATTGAATTTATCTAATTTAATTTCGCTAGCACGTCTTTTTGCTAGTGCTTCATCTGATTGAGCTCTAGCATTAATCATGTTAGTTGTTGCAATTTGTTCTTGAAGATCTGCTGATAAACGTTGTTGTTCTATTTCTTTAGTTTGTTTGTTCTGTTCTTCAATAGCTTGTATTAAATTCTTTTTATTTTGTAATGGAGCAGAATCTATTAGCACACTATCAGGTATATTAATACCTTTTTCACGTAATGTGAGTAATTGCCCAAATTCATTTTGTCTTTGATTAATTGTGTCAAAGCCTTCAGATATAACAATATCAAATTTAGAAAACAATTTAGTATAAAATTGTGCGTTTGGTTCCTCATTAATAATTCGTTTCACTTTACCAGGAGTATAATTTTTTTGTATAAGTTTCACTATTATATCACCTATCAACACCATAGATGCCTCTAGATTGTCGTATAACGATTGAAGTGTTGTTACACCTTGAGCTTGACGCATCCTTGCTCTAAGGCCGGATATATCATCATCACTAAAGCCTAATAATTCTTCGTTAACACCTGATATCTGTTGGATCTCATCAGCAAGCATTTGTGATAACTGTGTAAACGATTGTGGAATATCAACAGGTGGAATTGAAGTAATGTCTGAAAGTTCAAATCCTTGGTTAATTATTATAGGTCTTCCATCACCTGCTCTTAAAATTGAATCAGGATCCTTTAACGCTCCTTCTTTTACTATAAATCCAGAATTACTTCTAGATTCTACTAAATTAAATTCTATTACCTTACGTCTATTATATAGATACTGCACATCTCTTAAACCACGTACAACACCTTGAATCTTCAATGAAAAATCAGATACATCAGGATAAAAATAACCAAAAATAGGTACAAAAGGATATGTATCAATTCCTAAAGGGTTAACATCGTCATATAATACTTTTCCATTAATAAGAAGCGCTAATTTAACAGTTGGTACCATAGTTTCAAGTACTTGAATATTAGGTGCAAATTTTAAAAAATCTTTTAGACTCTCATTGTCTCCATCCCACTCAATAACTTCATTTGTACTAGGGTCAACTAATTGTTTTTGTTTTCTATAGTCACGATAATAAAATTCATCGTATGCTAGCAAGTTTTTATTTACAGTAATATTTTCAGGCATATAGTTAAATTTGCCATCACCTTGAAATGAACTCATTTGTTCTATTTCTTTGCGCTTACTTGGAATTAAAGAAATACATGCATCTTTTGTAAGATAAGATCTTTTCCATATAGCATTACAGTCAGATAGATCTTTTTCCTTAAAATAAGGATCAATGATAAAACTACTATGTCCACAGTTACTCAATTTAATATCACCAGAAATTGGATCATTTCGATAATCTACCCAAAGCTGTATCATATTGATTCCTGATACAATAGCACCTTCAAAAGCATCTGAAATTATAGATGATGCCCTTGATGTCTTAAACACAGATGATAAAAGTTTACTTGTTTGATCAGCTGCATCTTGGTCACCACTCTCAAAAGGTGAGGCCAATAATGATCTTCTTTCACGTCTTTGAAAACCGGATATTAAATTAACGTTTCTTTTTATTCTATTGCAGGTAAAATTTTGTCTAGTCTTCAATGGTATATTATATAACTCTGACCATAAAGTTTGATCTCCTGCATTAAAGCGCACGTCAATAGCTGCTTCATCCTGAAACTCCTGGTTCATCATTGTAACATCAGTATAAAAAGTTTCTATCTTCTGTTTTACGGCTATATCTTTTTCATCGTAATAAATACTATTCTCAGGAAACAAAGCCATTAAACTACTCCTATCATTATAGATATACTTATACACTTATTATAATGACAAACCAGATAAAAATTTAAGTGTTATTATAATTACTTAAGTTTTAGTGTATATAGATCTTCTAAATTATCTACATTCCAAAACACAAGTTCCTCTTTATTATTTATCTTATTAACTCGTTTAGATATGCGTTCTAAGGTGTCTATATCTGCAAAGAATTTTCCACTAGGAGACTCTAACCCACTTGCTTTATCAATACCACCATCAATACACCAAGCAATAGCCATTCTAAATGCAGACTTAAGATTTTTCTGACGTTTTAATTTATCATTAAGTCTACAATACCCCAAATATTGTTTATAATTCATTGATATATTCCAAACTTGATCATTCCTGTACCACCTACAGGTACTTGATCTTTTAACATCTACAAATGAAGTTACGGCATATGAATGAATTAATAAATCTGGACATGCAAAACTTTCATTATTAACGATTATTTTTGGGCCACCTACATTTGGACTATTAATATCTTTCTGGAACTCTATAACTGTATATTTTTTTAATCTAAATATATTAGCTATATCTTTCTCAGCTGCAAGACCATAAGCTAACCTCTTTGAAAAATCAAACATTTCCATCATTTTATAGGTTCTCCTAATATTTAATGATCCTTGTTCAATAATTTTTCTATTTGTTCCAACATTTTATTGATATTATTTACTTTTTCTTCTTGTTTACTCAGTAACTGTTTAAATTTTAGTTCATTCTCTTTAATTCGTTTTTTCAATATATCACCAAAATCATCAATTTTCTTACATGTCTTATTTAACTCTCTTGAATATTTAAAATCCTCCTCAGTCCACTCGGGGGTTCTTTTCATTGCACAAAGTGGACTAAGGAGTAGAAGGTAAAAGAAGAATATTTTTTTCATTTACTATCCTTTTAATATTTTTTATCTTCGAACATAGGAGGCAACTTTCTTTTGCCATACATAACTCTTTGATATCGTTTTTCATCGTCTTCAATTTGACCTACATTACTTTCAATAATTTTAATTGATAAACATAAGTACCTTAAACAGTCTGCCCAATCATTAGCCCAAGTCTCATTATCCTTAGTACTAAAGCATTTACCTATTGGATCCCACTTGCGACTATAATTTTGAATAGCATTAAGTAACGTTGAACATTTTTCTTCATCAATAAATAACCTATTAAACATATGCTTTACAACTTCAATACCCGTAACAAGTGCAGATTTTTTTAAAACATGCATATTTATACCAAGATTTCTAAAGATACCCAACCTAGTATTTCCATCATTTTGGTTGTGGCGAACTGCATCGTGAGGGCAAAAGTGACTACCATAAAAATAGTTATTGTTTATCTCATACGATCGTAACATACTAACTAACTCAGATATTTGAGAATTATGCTTATGAAATGAGTTAATAATATTAATTTTAGAACCAATTACCTGATAAAATAAAAAGACACTTGGAGATTTCCAACCAAGATCGCAAACAGTGTGTACCTTGTGCATTGGATCATGAGGAACAAAACCAACTCTCTTTTCTACATATGCCATCTTTAAATTATTTGCGTAATATGTTCCAAAATTAGCTATCTCAAAACTGGAAAAATATTCTTGTAAAAATAACTCCTCACTCATTTCAAGTTTTTCTTTTTCTAACGCTTCTGCAGTAATATGCCTAGTGTCATCTACAGTTAGCAAACAAGTAAACCAATCTTTAGATTTTAATGCGTTTTTGTATAAAAAGTAGAAGTCATTATATCCTTTAGGTGTTGAAATGAAAAGAACCCATCCGTTATTTGCCGCTAATATAGGTCTCATTAAACTATATGCCATTGGATTATTTTGCGATGCATACTCAGAATACACAATGCCGACGGGGTTAGTTCCTAAAAGAGTCTCGATATTATCTGACCCATTAAACTGCAAGATACTACCATTAATAAACTTAATCTTCATCTGAGTATTATTAACGCTTTCAATAAGATCGTCAGGAATAAACGAAAGGAACTTTTCACCTGTAATTAGTATCGAATCCCAAATAGCCTTGCGGCACTGTGAATACTTTGGAAATAAATAATAGTATGTTCCCACACGCAAAAAAGCTTGTCGTATGACCAAATTTAAGGCTGCCACGTCTTTTCCTGCTCTACGTGGCCAAATAGCTATTAAGTTCTTAAATTTATCAACCTCTAACGCATTAATTAAATCAACCTGGTAAAACCGTGGTTCAAATTTATCCACATGTACTAGTTTTGTCTTTTTATCAAGTTTGTTTTTATTTATAGACGTTAGAGGTTTCATATTGACTCTTTGTTTTAAGTTCATATTTTTCTAAAACAGTCATCTTGCATTTATCACAATAAACTTCATACCTTAAGACACTGGTCCAGTTCTCTCTAGGGTCAAGCATCTTTTTATCTTCTTCACTTAGTTTGGATTTAGATACATTTTTACAAAACAAATCACTATTGCATTTTGGACAATTTATTATTCCTACACCATCTTTAAGTTTCATATTTATCACCCTACACCATCTTTACAATCTTTTATTCTGTAACACATAACTGATAGTTCTTCACCACAGTTAGAGCACTTATATATATAAGAAGTTGTTATAGATATTTTAGTTTCGCTATCAATCTTTTTCCTTTGAAAAAGCACTTCATCCTTTAAACATTTTATACATTTAAGTTTATCTGCCATATTGTCTTTCTTATGTCCTCAAGGTGGAATCGAACCAACCGACCCGCTGTTGCAAAGCGCTCTACCACTGAGTTATTGAGGACTGTCGTTACTAATTTTTGTTTCTACAGCTTTTTATCGCTATTTTTTACTATTTTTATCATCTTTTACCCCTTCTGGTGTAAATGGTGTTTGCTTCTTTTTACCTCTTCCAACGACTTTTTTGCATCGTGTCTCAAGGCTATAAAGATCACTTTTTAAAGTCTCATATCTAGAAATATTGATTGCACTGATATCACTCATCATTACTTTAAGTCTATCGATCTCTTTATTCATTTCACCTTCTAATGATGAATAAAGCAAATATGTAACAATAAAATTAGTAATAACAAGCCCCATGATAACTAACAATAAATAAACAAGAAACATATAGTTCTCCTACGGATTAAAGGTTGAATTAATTACTTCGTTCCAAAAAAACACTGCTACAAATATTAATGGCACCCCAAAAACAATAAAACCTACAGCATATAAACTAACATTAAATAACATTACAAGAGTTAATAACACAAGCAATAAGCAAGTGCCTATAATTGAGCTATGCAATTTATCTTTAATCACTTTTTATCCTCTAAACTGTTAAAGTGTACATGCACTTCGGTTTCTTTTTTCTCATCACGTTTATTGCGCAGCTCTGCGTTTCTTTCATCTGCTGTGTTCCATTCTTCAGAGTACATAAAAAGGGTGTGTTTGAGGGTATTGGTATCATGCTCCTTCAGCATTTCTTCACGTCTAAGACCTAAAAGATCAAGGCAACGTTCATGCATAGACTTAAAATATTCGTTTTTATCGAGCCAATCACGATACATGTATCTAGTTACACCTCGTTCGATTCTAAACTTATGCAGATGGCAACAATCTTTATTTTTTTGCATATAAGCTAATTGTTCATCAGCAAATCGTTCTATCATATTTTGTGTTACAGCTCCTCGTTGTCCAAAAAACTGGTAAAAGTCGGCTATTTCTTTTTTAAATGCTCTTACTTTGCCTTTAGAAGGGGCCTTATTTGCGTTCCTACTGAGGTTCGTTTTACGTTTAATATTGGTTTTAGATGCTTTTTTAGCCATCTTTAGAACTCCTTAAAGTATGTGGCTTTATTGTAATTTCAATCCTAGGTTCTTTATCATAATACTTATTCAAGGTTAATCCATGAATCAAAGATTCTTTCTGATATATTTTACCTATAGCAATATTATTAATAAACATAAATAGATGTGTTATTTTTGCAACACGAGCTATTTTCACCATAGGCATATAAAAGTTCATTTTAATATTTATAGGCTCAGTAATTAAAGGTTCATTTGCGAATTGGTTTTCTAGTATTACTGTGTATCGGATTCGATTTTCTGAATAATTTCTACATAACATATTATAGTTAACATCTGATTTATAATGGCTATAAGGTACTCCAGGAATACAAAATTTATACATTTTTTTCATAGTTCCCCTAAAAAAGTCACATTATTGTTTATTTTTAACCCCAATATTTATACAAGAAAAAATATCACCTATGCTTTTAAAACCACGATGATGAGAGCGGGTTAGTTGATCGTTCTCATCATCGTGGTTAAAAGGAGAGTAATGAAGCCTTTTTCTATATATTCTTTGTATTGGAGTGCTAAAAATGGAGTATAATTGCTTTATAGCAAGAGGTAACAAAGAAATACTGGGTATAAACTTTTTCAACAATTTTTTAATTTTAAAATCTCTAAAGAAATCATGTATGAAATATATAGAAGTATTATATTCTCTATATATTTTTGATATTATACCGAGATCGCATATTTTCAGAATAATTCTATTGATTTGGCGTCTAGTTAGTTTGGTCCATTTTGCAATTTTAGATTGAGATATATACGTTGTGTCATGTTTAGCACAAAGATAGCAAATAATATCTATTACTTCTAAGTCACTCTTATTTAATTTCTTAAAAGCAGCCTTAGGATTACTTTGAATGTCTAAGCTTACGTCTTTCACTATAGTATTTTTATGTTCAATATTATATTTACTAACATTTACCATACGACTCTCTCCCTCTAGATTGCCATTCTTATACTCACCTAATCAATTTCAATAAATCACCATGTATTTAAGAAGGTGCCATCATACAGACACCTTCTTAGTCCCTACATGTAAATAAACACTCATCACGATATATTTACAGATTTCAATCTTCTAATAATAGAGTAGCACGCTATTTATTCAATGTCAAGAACTTTTTTACATATTTTACTTAATTATCTTTTTTCTTAAAATAAACAGTGCATTTTAAACCACTATGCTACATATTTCTAATTAAACTTTCTTTAAGTGAAAAAATCTTTATTCATCTCATTTAAGGAATTCTTTAGTGTTACATGCATAAATAACGATAGAATAGTAAATTTGTGCGCCTACCATCATGCTACGCACCTGACAATTGTAGGCACTATCAATACATAATACTTTTTAAGAAATAACTTAAGTGTATCACTTAAGTGATGAGCCTCATTATTTAAGTGATATGCTTAGGTTAAATTTTTAATTCAGGTTTCAGAAATAGTTTTTGCGTCTCATTCTACAAAAACATGCTCTAACCAAAAACCTGAAAAATATATATTTAAAAAATAACATAGCAACACTCTTTTACTTAGAGCATATCTTTGTACATCTTAAAATAGATAGAAACTCTTTTAATTATTAAGATAGATTACTAAAACTATCTTAATTTAAAAGTTACTATCTTCTACATAAAGAATTCTAAAAAGGGTTAATGTTAAATAAAACAGTATCTTACTATCGTGTTCCATATATATTTAAGACATCAAATTGATCATAAATAGAAATCTCTGATACTTGTGAATCAAATGTTAACAAAGTTGACGTTATTTTATTGAATATTGCTCTTCTTCTAAGTTTTTCTCCTTTATATAACGTTACGTTAGAACATATAGGTGTTAACTGTCCGCCAGGCAGGACATATTCAGGACTACAAATAAGATGTAATTTTAAGATATTGGGTATATATTTCCAAGCCCAACTCTTAACACTATTTATATAAAATAACTCATCTACTTCGTACTCAAGAGTTTCATATATATCATTGATACAGAATTTTTTAATAAACCCTATATCACACAAGAAACCAATAACCTTGTTAACATAAGTTCGAGTAGCTCCAACCATTTTAGCTATAGTAGCTTGAGCTATACACACAGAACCATCGTTTTTATACACCAACCAAATCAATGTATTAAATATTTTAATTAATTTTATAGAGTCTTTGAATGCTTCAAAAAACAATACAGTATCTTTCTTTAATATTGATGGTATACCAATAGAAACAGTATGGTATTGCTTCTTGCTCATACATCTTCTTAGCTTCTTAGTATTTTTAGCATATTCTATAATGCATTGTTTTATATTATTCTGTATATTTTCTTGATTTAAGTTTGCCATTTTTTAAACCTTATATTACGTTAAAGTTACTTATATTACTTTAAAGATACCATAAGCAAAGTCTTCTGACAATGTTTATGGTATATTACTTTTCTATCTATAAGTAAAAAATCCCACTCTTAAAATACATTCTACTTGGAAATGCTCTAAATTGAAGTTCGGTTAAAAGAGTTATTATATATAGTTAAGAATATGGTGAGACATTTTGCTAAATGGTCCGCTCTACAAGTACATATCAATTATTTAAATTAATTTAAAAAAAGACTTGACATTGTTATATGTCTATGTTATATTGGTATCAGTTAGTTGAAATAGTTTAAACAGATATAACTCAAAGGATATGAATATGAGTTTAATCAAAGATATCGAATTACAAATAACAGCGTATGATAAATTAATAGAAGATCTTGTTGATAAAAATGCAAGTGACAGAGTCATAGGTGATCTTGAACTAAAAAGAATAAAACTTCTTAAAAGAAAAAAGACGATTGAAAAACAAAAAAAACAAAATATATCTGTAAAAGATGGTGATAAAGATAAAGAAATTATTATGCTACGTAAACAATGTGAAATGTTATACGATGTTGCCCAAGCATTACTTGAAGTCACACACTGTCATAAATGTGAATATGACGTTACAGGAGATCAGGCTTATTATATAGATGAGCTTTCAAAAGATAAATACGACGGCATAGATTTATTAGATGAACTAAACTTAATTTAAGGGTAATAATATGGATATGAATAAAACTGAACTTATAGAATTAATAAATGCTGTTTTAGATGCTAGAGACTCACAAAAGAAAAACCAAATGGGTCAATTAGAAAGCGACTCCCTTAAGGAGCTGGCTCCTGCATTATGTAAGATGCAGGGCCAGTTCACCACAGTAATACCAACTAAGATAAACCCTAGATTCAAAAGTAAATATGCTGATTATGATGATATTATGAAGATGGCAAGGCCACATCTTGAAGCTAATGGGTTTTCTTTACGTGCAAATGAAGAAGAAGACTCTAATGGAGTAAAATACATCAGAACAAAACTGCTTCATAATAGCGGAGAATATATTTCTTCATTTGTCAGAGTTATAGAAGATAAAAACAATAAGACTGACATTCAAGCATACGGAAGCGCCGTTTCATATCATAAACGATACTCAGCGCAATCAATACTTGGCATATCAATAAACGACGATGTAATCGAAAACGATGGCAACAAAGTGAAAGCAACAAATGAAACATATAAAAATAATACTAAAAAAACTATTCAAAAGACTCATAACAAACAAGAACAAATTCAAACGGTGAGACACGAAAACAAACCTAGTGGTATAAGACCCCCAAAAAATGTTCCTCTTTTGTCTGAGGGCGAAATAGAGTTCATAGACGAAGAACTTAAAGGACACGGCGCTATACGATACCTACTATTAACTGAGGTACTAGACGGTACACCTCTTGAAGAGTGCCCAAAGGCAGCTTTTGAACATATAATAAGCTATATCACTAAACAAAAGAATAAAAATAAAAAGTAATTCATATCCTTGGGGGTCACTCACAACAGTGGCTCCCTTTATTGTTGACTATTATCTTAATAAACTTAATTTTAGTAACACTTTAATTAAAGGAAGACAGTGAATAAATGTAAATGGTGTAATAAGATACTACTTGAAGATAAAGAAACGTTTTGCGATGGCCATTGTGAACAACAATTCTTAGATCGTAGGTGTGCTGAAAAAATAGCAAAAGGCTTTCGCAACTTTATGGAAAAATACGGAGAAAAAAACAGTGAATAAATTATATCCATTAATTATACTATGCACACCCTTATACTGCGCTAGATATAGCCCACCGCCTCAAAAAGGAACCAAAGAATATATAGAAGAACGAAAAGAAGTAAAAAGAACTCTAAATGCTGCTACTAAAAGCAGAAAGGACAAAGTAAGGCGAATTAAAAATAACTAACTACAATTCTTTCTTAGCTCAAAGCCCCTCATGACTTCCTTTGGGGGGCTTATTATTTAAATCAACCTGTGACATTTTGTCACGACTTCAACCGTCTACAAGATGTCGACAGTTTACTTAATTGCTGACTCTAACTCTCTAGCACTGCGATCCTTATAATTAGGCTGAGCGAAGATTAAAGTTGCTAGGGCGTCTTTATCTGTCGGTATTGATGTAACGCCGTTAGCAGCCAATTTTGGCTCCCATTTAGCTTTCAAACGCTTAAAGCATTGCTCATATTTATGCATCAATGCATGATTTAAACGACGTTTCATATCTTCTTCAAATATATCTGCGTTAATGTCATTCTTAATTACTTTCTTTTGAGTTTCTGTGAGTGTAAATAATTCTATATCGTTAACTGAAATTTTCATAATTATCCTTTAATATTAACAAACTAAATAACCTGTAAATGCCGCACTTATTGTTGGAAATAAATCAACTGTCTTAGATCCTCCTGATGCTTTAACTACAACATATGCAATGTCACCAGCATCCATAAAACAACAACAAGAAATACTCGTTCTATTTCTAGCATTAGATCCATAATAATTAGAAACCCTACTTCTTCCTGGCCTAACATAGCTATAAAATGTTTGATTAGATGTAACAATACTTAATAAATTATCAGTAATATCAGCAGCCGTACTTTGATTTATACATGCATCAAATTTATATACACCATCTTTAGGCGCAACAAACACGCTAGTTGTACTATTATAATCAGAATTATTGTCAAATCTAGTAGTATCATAAATTATATGATATGCACTACCGTCACCTGTAACATTTAACAATGTAGTACTAATTTCTGCGTTAAATGCTGGTTGTAATGGATTAGAGACAAGGCCGTTTTCGTCAACTACAATTGTATCTGTTGTACCTAAACTTGCTCCTGAGCTAATCTTAAATTTATCACTATCATCATCATCTACACCTATTATAAATTTACCAACTTCATTAATGCTGTAACTTATAAAACTATCAGATGTAGGTGAATCAATTGTTAAAGATCCAGACTTATTTAATATAGTATTAATCTTGGACATATCTCCCCTAACTTACTAAGTAACATGAAAAATATGTATGTGCGTCTGTAGAATGTCCATAAACATCATCTGAATCACTGCTTCCGCTATTAGACGAGACTGTCAAATATACGGTATCAGAAGCATCCATATCAATTAATACGGAACAAGACATACTTAATGCATCATTTGAGCCATAATAATTTGATAAACGCCTCCTTGTAGGACCATTATCAAAATAATACGTCTTATTTGATGATTTAACTATAAAATCATACTGAACGCCTCCTGTAGAGCTATTTACTACTAAACTAGCAGATCCACATACCAAGAAGCGACCTGAAATTGGCGCAGTAAAAATGCCCGTTGTATGATCATAATCTCCATTATTATCAAAAGTTTCAGTATCGCAAATCACAGTATACGATGATATGCCAGTAACGTTTGTTGCAGTTGCACTTAAATAAGCGGCTGCGGCACTCTGTAAAGGCTTAGTCACCTCGCCAGTTGATTCAATAACCAATGCACCAGACGCAGCACCTTCAGGTAATATTTTAAACTTGTCACTATCATCGTCATCAACAAAAACTGAGAACTTGTCAGTACCACCTATAGAGAATTGCAATAAACTATCACCAGACGCACCAGGATCAATTGTAAGCTCACTACTTTTGTTATTAATTGAATTTATCGTTAACACTATTACTCCTCAATTTTAGAAGTTTCTTCTTCTTTTTTAAGGGCTTCTTTTTCCTCTGGTGTAAAGTCTATATCTATACCAGTTTGATCTTTTATAACCTTTTCAGCTATTTGCTCAACAACATTGTCTTTTTTCTTGATGATTATAGTACTTACAGCACCAATTACTATTGATATTCCAACTATAATTGCACCTACTAATCCAATACTCATAGAAACTCCTATCCAATTTGATTACCTGAAAACCATGTTAAATACGGCTCACCGTCACCAAGAACATCAATTACTTTGGTTCCATTGGCAACTCTTACATATACTGCCGCTGTATCTGATGAATCCATATCTACCGTTATTGTTGCAGAATAAGTATATGCTCCAGAACTATTCATTACGGCATATGGATTCATATCGTGATATCTATAATCACCATTACTTGTTGATAGATATGGTGACATTGATGTATGTGAAGAAGTCATGTCATCTATCTTAACAGATATATCAAAGCGGAACTTACCGGTATTTGGCGCGGTGAAAGTTCCGCTTGTAGAAAAATCACTTCCTACATCATATATTTCTGTAAGGGCCGTTGTGTTGCCCAACTTAAATGCAGTATTGTCACCAGTTACATCTGAAACAGTTGATGGCAAATAAGCTAAAAAACCTACTTCCATAGTTGGTGGAGCACCTGTATTTGTCACCGTTATAGTGCTACCACTTGCAGACGTACTTACTCCCGATCCTTCAATTGAAAATGACCCACTTGAGGGTGTACAGGTACCAGAATCAGTAACAATACTAGTAGGAACAGCATCAAAATTAATATTACGATCGTCTACCGTCCAAATTCTAGTTGTACCCGTTGTTACATACTCGACATTAAACGCAACCTCTTTTGTATTATCACCAGTATCAAAGATTGTTAAAGCTCGATCCTTATTATTATTAGCGTTTTGGGTATTATTTCCAGCCATTAACTACTCCTAAACAACAGTTATATTGCCAACCGATGCCGTTACGACAAAATCAGTATTAGCTACAGTACATTTCAACCTAACGCAATCATATCTAACCGTAGACGCAAGAGAACCGCCTACGCCAGTAGTTGTGTCAGATGAAAGAAAATGTATCGTCTGACCAGCATTTTGAGCTATTGACCAACCATTAGCTGAGTTTCCTACTACTTCTATAACCTCACCAACAGCCGCCGTTGATGGTAGTGTATACGCACAAACTCCAGCTCCATAGTTAGTTGTATATTCTGTATCAACTGCCATAGCTTGTGTAGCTGTTGTAACATCTACACGTGAAAGGCCAACATCTGTCGACGCTATAGTGATAGCAGAAGCACCA